ATAGGCATAGAGTAGCAAAAAGGAGCCAACATGTATTACATTGTTTCTAGAGGTACTGGACTTATTGTAACAGATGGTCCCAACAGAACCCGTGCTTACAAAACTTTTGGTGCCGCACGTGCCACACGCACACGCCTGTGCCGCAAAGCAGGGTGGACCGTGGACCAACTCAGCATTGTTGCCACCAAGCACTACAAACCCCAAATGGTTGAACGTACCAACATCATGACAGGCGAGAAGTTTGAGGAAGATGTCAACACTCCGCACTTCTGCTCGCCCAGATCAGAATCATTCTGGAGCATGTAATACTCAAGTATTACCGTTTTGGTGGTTGACCAATAATTGCCAAAATGCTATAATATGGACATATTGTAACAAAAGGAGCCTGAGATGACATACGCAACAATCCAAGAAGTCAACACTTCTATCATGTTCAGCAATTTTACAAATGAGCAACTCAACAGCATCAGCGATGCGGTGAACTATGCTCGTGCCCAACTTCGTGCAACCAAGATTCGTTCGTTCACCAAAGGTGACACAGTGAAATTTCACAGCACCAAACGTGGCGTCACTGTCACAGGTACTGTGACCAAGGTTGCCATCAAGTATGTCACAGTCAAAGACGGTGTGATGTTGTGGAAAGTTCCTGCTAACATGTTGGAGGCTGTATAATGAATGAATGGATCTTATTGGTTGCCTTTATCAGTCCCGGTGGCAACTTCATAGACAAAGTGCCTGTGACCATGCCCACCAAAACTGCATGCGAGAAGGCAATCAAAACACTGCCCAAAAAAGGCGAACATCCAATGGGTGTACAGTACCGAGGTGTGTGTGTCACACAGGCACACTGGATGGGCACCGAGCCAATGAAAAATGTTCCACTTGATTGACAGAGACAAACAATGAAACAATATTTAAATCCAGATTTTATTTTACAATTTTTATGGTTTATTGTTCTTCAACCTGCTATATTCTTTGTGAGCATGGCAGTGTTTGTGCAAGCCATTGTTCAAAGTATTTGGGGGTAACATGGGACTAGACATGTACGCATACGTGGCCGCTCGAGCAGGCCAGCAAGCAGAATTTTATGAAGGATCTGAGTGGGATCCAGATCACAAAGAGCATCGCAACCCCAATGTTAACCGGCCAAGAGAAATTGCCTACTGGCGCAAACACCCCAACCTACATGGTTGGATGGCACAACTGTGGCTTCAACGTGAAGGCAATGAACTGCGAGAAACAGACAACTTCAACGGCGTCGAACTAGAACTTACTGCTGAGGACTTGGATGACCTGGAGTATGCAGTACAAAACGATCGACTGCCCGCAACGTCTGGTTTCTTCTTTGGGGACGGTGCTGATGATTACTACAAGCCCAGCGATTTGAAGTTTATCCAGGAAGCCCGTGCAGAAATGTTCCTGGGTTTGAAAGTATTCTATAACTCATCATGGTAACCACGTAAATATATGAATGGCATTGACTTCTCACACAAACAGTTCAACGGTATCACTGTGGCAGCCGATTGGATAAGAGACTTAGAAGCATCTGACAGTCGCTTGCACAAAGAACGAGTGATTGAAAAAGCCTTGATGGCCTCAAAGTTGGGCAGTGCCAATGCACAGTGTTTCTTGTTCAACTGCTATCAAGCATACAATCCCTATTACACATTCCATGTGAAACAGGTGCCCGAGAGTTCTGGCATTGAGCATGCGGAAAATCCTTGGCCTGTGTTCTGGGGCTTGCTGGAAGGCCTGCGCACACGATCATTCTCTGGACATCGTGCCAGAGATGCTATCTTGGAAACAATGAAACGTTTTGATAGTGTAGAGTGGAACAATCTTTGCAGACGTGTTATCACCAAAGACCTGCGATGCGGCATCTCAGAAAAGACCTTGAACAAAGTGTTGGGCAAAACAGAGTGGCGGATCCCAGTGTTTACTTGTCAGTTGGCACAAGATTCCACAGATCAACCCAAGAAGCTGAAAGGTATCAAACGTCTGGAATGCAAGTTAGATGGTGTGCGTGTGCTGGCAGTGATCGATGGTGATGTCACACTGTACAGCCGCAATGGCAAGGTGTTTGAAAACTTTCCTGAAATTGCGGATGCCATCCGACAACACAGCACCAAGTTCATGCTGGGCGATGGTGGTGGTCACAGAGTGCAACACCGCCTGGTATTGGACGGTGAGATTGTGGGCGAGAGTTTTCAGAAGTTAATGAAGCAAGCACATCGCAAAAGCAATGCAGTGACCACGGGTATGACGTATCATATCTTTGACATGTTGCCCTTGGCTGCATTCCAAGAAGGGCACTTCAACGCACAACAACACAAACGAATTGAGAGTTTGGAACGTGCTCGTGCTCGATTGCCCGAACATGGTCCTTTGCAGATCATGAACGGCCTGGATGTGGACTTGGACACAGCCGAAGGGCATGACATCATGAACCGTTATGCTGAAGCCGCTGTGGCGGGTGGCTTTGAGGGTATAATGATCAAGAGCATGGATGCACCGTACCTGTGCAAACGCACCGATTACTGGATGAAATGGAAACCCACCATCACAGTTGATTTGAAAATTGTGGGTTTCGAACAAGGTACTGGTCGCAATGCTGACCGGTTGGGTGCTATAATCTGTGAAGGAGATGACAATGGAAGACATATCTGTGTTAATGTTGGTAGTGGCCTGTCTGATGGCGACAGGGATGAGTATTGGCGTAGCCGGGATCTTCTTCTTGGTCACTTGGTTGAGATTCAAGCTGACGCAGTCACACAAAATCAAGACGGATCATACAGCCTGAGGTTCCCAAGATTTTTACGTTTCAGAGATTTTGAAGCCGGAGAAAAAGTTTGAAGGCTTGGGCGAGATTTTATGAAAATATTCGGAACATGAACTTGCCCGAGGCTCACGACTGGCCTCACTGTTTAAATTCTGAAGATGTAAAACATTTACCAGTTGAAATTCAATTGAAAATTTTACATACTCATTTGTATCTTTCATTTCCTACAGAAGAAACATCGTCGTTGATAACACAATTAGCGCAGTCCGCACAAGAAATTGCTCAGTTGTGTGAACCTTCAGATGTTGATTATTTTTTAGATAATCCAACACTGCTGTTGTCTCATGAAACTGAATGCCAAGGTATAAAAATAAAGTATCATCCCAGCATGGAGGGTGGGGGAATATATAGATCGCCAATGTTTATAGAAGTATTGTCTTTGATTGCACCCAATAGGATTTTTAATCACTGTTTAGAATGGTGTTCTGGTCCTGGATTTATTGGATTCGGTTTGTTAGGTAAAGGGTTGTGTAAACAACTGGATTTAGCTGACATTTGGCAACCCTCTTTAACTGCTGCCAAAGCTGTAAAAGCTCCTTGCAATGTTGATACCTGGCACATTAGAAATCTGTGCGATATACAACCACCTAGAATGTATGATTTGATAGTGGCAAATCCTCCTTGGTGGCCGGGCAATCTACTACACAATCAGCACAATCGATTGGGTGCTGATCCTGAGCTGACAACGTTGAAAAAATTCTTTATAGATGCCAAAAACTATTTGACTCCTGATGGAATAATTGTTTTGATTGAAGGGCAAACTTATACTGGGCCTAAAGATATTTCCAATGCGCTGGTTGATACTGGACTTGAACTGACACAAGTCTTAGAACGTTCCGACCAATGGCATTGGTTTGTGGGGATTGAACACACTCGTGATTTTGAAGCTGGAGAAAAAGTTTGAAATATTTTGCATATGGTATGAACACTAACTTGGACCAAATGGCTGCTCGATGCCCGGGTGCTGTTTGTCTGGGTCCAGCATGGATTGAAGGCTATGCTCTGGTGTTCCGCCATTATGCAGATATTGAGCCTGTGGCAGGCGACTGGTGTGATGGTGTGCTGTGGGAAATCACAGACGACAACCTAGTGGCCTTGGATGCCTTGGAAGGCTATCCTTGGCACTACACCCGATTCTCAGTGGCGGTGCATACCGACCGCGGATCCGACATTGCATTAGTTTATCAAATGGTAGATCAATCCTTCGAGGAAGCCCCCAGCACTTACTACTACAACATGGTCACAGAAGGCTATGTGCAAAACAGTGTGCCTGTGGATCAACTAATTGCCACAATGGAGTTATCATGATCAATTTAAAATTTGCAATTGAGTATCCTTTTACTAGGTTGTCATTCAACAATATTTTCAAT